GCTAGAGGTTCTACCCTTGCTCAAATAACATCAGACAAAAGATTTGTAAGAGAGATGACAGAACCTAATATTATGTTGCAGAATATCGATGACAATAGAGCAGTTTTAAACGAAATATTAGGGGAAGAACACGTATCATATTTAGAAGAAATAGCAGACTTTATGAACAGAGCAGAGCCAGCAATGAAGTTTGGTGTAAGGGGAACAACAGCTCCTTACGGTATGAATCAAGCTCTAAGTAGAGTTTACAATATAGCTAGAGGGATGGTTAGTCCTCTATATGTAACATCAGAGTATGCCGTTAAACTTGCGAGTCAGGCTAATATAGAAATATTACAGTTGGCAGGGCAAAATCAAGAAGCGGCAAGAATCATAACAAATATGTTTAAGTACCCAGAACTTATAACAAGAAACGATTTAGGATATTTAGATGATGCACTTAAAGATTTTGTGTTGACTGAAATAACTAAAGTAGCGGCTGACTCTACCACAGCCGATAATATAATTAAAAGTTTTTTTCCAGAGGAGAACAATGATGAAAATGAAGGGTGATTTAGATAAAGACGGAAAAATGTCTGGTTACGAAAAAGCTAGACAGAGAGCCATAGAAAAAAACATGAACAAAAAAGGAGCTAAGAAAATGGCAGGTGGCGGTATGATGAAACCAAAGATGGGTCACGGTGGCGAAATGAAGAAGATGGGTCATGGTGGTAACATGATGAAAACTTACGCTTATGGCTCATCTGTACGTAAGCCAATGGCAATGGGCGGTATGTCAGCACCTATGCAACCACGCACACAGAGAGGCATGGGTATGCAGAATATGATGTATGGTGGTTCAATGAAGAAGAAGAAGTCTTAAATACTTCCACCTTCTACACACTTAAACTTATACGTATGATGGACTCCTGAGGGTATTGCTAAATACATCTCTAGGCTTTCCATCATTTCGTATGCTCTACCTACACACTCTTGACGAGTAGCGTAAGGTCCGTAGATATCTTCCCACTCAGTACATTTGAAGTCTGCGTTGGGTAACATGGCACAAGCCATAATGAATGTTGTAAACACTATACATATCTTCCTGATTTGCTAAGAATATCATCTGCAGTTTCTCTTAAGAAACGTATTAGTGACGACACCTTAAACGTTCCATCATACTGAGGGAACTTGTTTTCCATTGTCCTAGCAAAATCGTCGGGATTAACCGCACTATACTCTAGCTCTACGTTTCCATCTGTATTTAGTTTACAGGTAAAAGTAAACAGTTCTGCTTTAGGTTTTTTCTGCATTCTTGTAAGCCTTTATAACGTCTGTAGAGAATAGTTTCTGCAGACTAACGAGATACATCTTAGACGCACCGTTGTCCCCGCCCGACACGGTGCGTTTTTCGTCTAGGTTATCTATGATACGTTTCAACGAAGGAACATCGAATACTAATGTTGCGAACGTGTCATCACCTATACAAAGATTGTGAAACCAGTAGTCTGATTCCGTGGCTGATATACCAGAGGGTTTGCCATAGGACTCGTATTCAATAGCTATGTTACCAGTACGCGCCCACATGTCACGCTCTGACTTCACTTCTATCTTCTTGTCCTGCAACATGTTCGCAACACGCTTCTCTCGAACCTTGCCGTAGCACAGGTCTATGTCAAACTTCTTTCTGTTGCTCACCGTCGGATGTAGACTCACTATCCTTCTCCTTTAAGTCCTGTATGAGTTTGTCTGTGAACGCACTCATAGCCATTCTTAATTGCGCTAGTTCTATGTTAGCATCATTTACTTTCTTTTCCAATAGTCTAGCCTGAAGTAAAAAATATTTCTGTTGTTCTGTTAAGGAATCTACAGAATACTCCTTACCGTTTATTTTTATTTTGTCTTCTTTTTCCATTTTTTACCTCTGAATCTATGCTTAAAGAATACTATTAGATTGATTACGGTATTAATACTAATAGCCATAATCATCCCGACTTCCCACCAGTTAGGTACGTAATCTATAATCATCCTGCATTCAAGTCCACAACTTCACACACTCCTGCAGTACAGGCTAACTCACGAGAACCTGAGGTGTTATCTTCTTTCTCGAAGTCCGTAAGTTTCTCCCAATCAATCTTGATATCTTTATGAGCTACTTGCCACTTCTCATACTCTTCAGAGTCTATGTCCTGATAGGGAGCTTGCTGATACGTATGGTCAGAGTGTGGTAGAAAAGACACACCTGATGCAACATCGAAGTTCTCATACACCCACGCACCTACTTCCATCCACTCATGTTCCTTCACTGTGATGGTGACACTAGGCTTGTGTTCACACCAGTGCAGAGCGTATGTCTTCCACAGTTCCAACTGTTCTATGGCTGACAGTTGAGTACGGGTTACTGCTCCGCGTGGTGACTTCATAGCAAAGCTGAACACAGTTACAGAGTTAGGTTTCATCACATCAGGTTCGGCAGGAACACCCTGCTTTACCAAGAACTGAGTGAGCGGGTCTTTGTTATCCCCACGTACCGTACGTATATAGTAGTCGTTGTGTCTAGCGTGGATACCGCTAGCCGCGTCCACTAGTTGAGACACAGTACCCGACGGCTTTACACAAGTAATGGCAACGCTCTGTGGGATTCCAAGCATCTGGGCATACTCTTTGTTTGTTCGGACTGCTTCTTCTTTCATTTCCTGTAGCCACTTTGCGCTGTCTACGTTCTTTGATAAGACGGAGTGGTCCATGATACCAGTTAAGGATACTCCCAACAATCGTTCTTCTTCTGTGTTGTCCTTCCATATCTTCCTCAAGTATTTAAAATCAGTTAGTGTTGACTGTAGTGTGCCTAGTATTGTTGCCAGACGAACCTTACGCTTCAAGCTTTGTAGGTCATCGTTCTCACGTACGACTACCTCACTAAGGTTACAGAACTGATAAGGACGCAGGATAATCTCTGAGCATGGATTAGTACCCCACATGTGTCCTGTCTCACGTCTGCCATTCTTCGCAACTTGTTTGTCGGCTGCATCACGATTGAAGATACCACGCTCACCAGACTTACTATCATACAGAGCTAGCCACTCACGCATGAACGTTCCTATCTCTGGCTTGCCCTTGTACGCTACACTGTTGTTAGCTAGAGCGCGTTGTGGTTCGTTGTCCCACCACTGACCACTCTTGGCATGCGCCATCTGGTCATCATTCAAGTTCGACAAACTAATCAGGGCTGACCTTCGTACACCACCGACAACCACAACCTCACCTATCTTACACATGATGTCGTGACATTCGATAGGATACAACTTCCTACCTCTAGCTTTACTGAACACCTCTACACAGAACCTGAACAGGTCTTCTAGTGGCTGAGGTCCTGATGCTCTACCACCCATAATCTTCAAGCGAGAGCCTGCTTCTCTAACCTCAGACGTGTCCCACACAGGAACTTCTCCTGCATAGAGTAACGCAATGAGTTCCTTCAAGGCTTTCGCCCATCCGGGTTTACTGTCTGCTACCTGTATTACAGTGTACGAGTTACTAAATGTGTCGCTTATCACTGGTAGTTTATCTACGTTCTCGCGCTCTACGCTGAAGCCTACTCCTGTTCCACACATAAGTATATAGCAACACTCATCAAAAGCACGAGGACTATCAACAGGAATATAAGAACAATTATATCCACAAATGTTATCACGAGCTAACGCTGTCCCTGCTGTCATCATAGCCCTCATAGAAGGCATGACATCTAAATTAAGAATACCTTCTAGTATATCGTTCCTGTCCTTCTGAGGCAACGTGAAGTTATGTTTTGTGCTGGTATGTTCGTCCATAAAGTCGACGTAACGTTCTACTGTCTCGCCCCAGTTCTCTCTACGCTGACTATCATCTAGCCAACGAGCATAGCGGGACTTGTGTATAAACTGCTGATACGTTGTGGGTAACATGTTATTCATTGGGTTCTCTTCCTTCCAGTTGATTAATACGCATTTCTATATATCTTATTGCTTTCTTCAAATCTTGTATCTCATCCGTGTTTTCTTTTGTTCCTGCACGCATGATATACTTTATGACATTGCCCATCCAAAAGGACAACTCGTTCTTCATTATGAATGATACAGGCTCGAACTCATACTGTTCGTAGTGTTTAGGATTCTTAATGACATCTGATTGCTTGTTTGCCTGTAACTCAAGATTATGTTGTCTTTTCATAAAATCCTCGTGTTTTTCATATTGTAATTCTCTTTTCATTGTTCCTTACCAAAATCCACTTTAATTATATTACCAGTTTTAGATAGCACCTTGTCTACGGCTTCATCAACTTCATCATCGTCTAACTCTACCTGTATGTTTTCGACTGCAGCCAAGAACTTAGTTCTAGCTACCCCCGCATCCCATATAGTCTCGAAGTTATTCTCCATGAGTTCTATAAGTCCTGAGAGTATAATCATACCTGCAGGTATCTCATTGTTCTCACCCTTTAAGTTTGTATCGTACGCAGACATAGAAAA